CTTAGGGAACCTAAATAATCACGTTAAATATTTAGCTTACTTAATGTCAAGCTTTAATGTAGTTCTAGTTATTTGTGATAATGCTGGAGCAGACATATTTTTAGACACTTGCAATGAGTCTGACGTTTTTAAATCCAATAAACTAAAAATCAAAGCATTCGATTTTAATTCAGACCTAGACGGGACAGAGTATGAGACCGAAGCTCGAAACGCAAAAGCCCAATACAATCAATCAGAAGGAAAAATAGCATTTAGCCAAGTCTTCTCCTCTGGATTTATTAGAAAAGGCAACGAATATTTGCAAGCTTGCATTGACTATAAGAAAGTTTTATTTGGATCTAGAACTTGCTCTAATGAAAAGTTTTTTAGTCAAGTAATAGACAGTCATTTGCCAAGAGAATTGATATTTAATGGCGACAAGCAAGAATGGACCAACCTTGATTTCATTGAGAATCAAGATGACTACATATATCAAACAAAAAAACAATGCGCCCTAGTAGAATACACAACCAGTTCTAGAGGAATGCAAAACTTTGATTTACCGCAGCATCTTAAGCGCGGATCTTCAGCAACTAGAGCCAGAAAAGATAACTATTCTGCATTTATGTTGGCTAACTGGGGACTCAAGTGCTATAATGAAATAATGAAGCAAAATACGGAAAATAATACATTTACATTTACTCCAGTAATGTTTTAGTGTAATTCCTTTGGGGTATGCCTAATTTAATCAGAAGAAAACAAGTTGATCAATCAGAGTTTTCTGGCTTCTTTGTTGATGTCGGAGGCGTTAATTATTACCCTCTAAACACGAACCCCTCAAACTACATTGACAATGGAGATCTAGCTACAGCTACTGGTCAAGTTTATGTAGATCTCAACGCTACATCAGGTAATTTAAATACTTCTATTATTTTATCTGGCCAAAATTCAATTGCTTATACAAATTTAGTTAGCGGAAACTTATCTACAGCTTTAACTTCTTCTGGGAACTCGTTAACCTCCTCTATTAATTCTCTAAGTGGATATGTGATATTGGTTAGCGGAAATTTAACTGGTCAAATATCAAATACTAGTGGAGTTTTAAATACAAAGATTAATACTACTAGTGGAGATTTAAAATCCTATACTAATGCAGTATCTGGAAACTTATCTTCTGAGATTTCCGCCACTTCTAGCGCTACTGTTGTTAATTCTATTGTTAGTGGAAACAATTTTAATTTCACTGGCCAAAAAATATTTAATTCTACAATATCTGCACCAAGAATTAATTTAAGTGGCTTAGCAGCGCCTAGCCAAATTGCAATTGTGGCATCTTCTGGAATGGTTTCTATAGTTGGATCTTCCGGAACATTCATGTCTTTCGTAGAAACTGGAATTGGCAGTGCGTCTAATTCTCTCTGGGCAGTTACCGATGCCGCTGGTTTGCCCATGTTAGAATTGTATGATGACTACAAATTAGTTTTAGGTCATGATTCTAGAAAGTCCATAGTTCTAAGTGGTATTTCTGGATATGTAATTATGCCTAGCTTACCAGACTATACTCAAACCACTAGTTTACCTAGTGGATCAATTTTTAGAAGCGGCAATTTTTTAATGATTAAATAAGGAACAAGAATGAAGAAAAAAACACTCCAAGATATAATTCCTTTGATGGCATCAGCTTCTACGACCTCAGATACTCCCACTTCTGCTCGCAGAAACATAGCTGGCACCATTGAAAGAACAGAACGTTTCCATAATATTGATTATGGTCTAGTTCCATTCAAGTATTCCAATAACATTTCTAACAAAAGTTCGCTCAATGTAAGAGATGCAGTTATTCTTTGCCAGAAAGCTTATTATAATTTCTCTTCTTTCAGAAATGTTATTGATTTGATGACGGAGTTCTCTTGCAGCCCTATTTACTTCACAGGCGGCAATAAGAAGTCTAGAGATTTCTTAAACGCTCTATTCAAAAAGATAAATATAGAGAACTTTATTGATAAATTTTTTAGAGAGTATTATCGTTCTGGTAATGTTTTTATTTATAGATTCGATTACAAGGTAGAGCAAGAAGATGTAAATAAAATAACTCAAGTTTTTGGCAGCGAGTCTATTGCTGCGGAAAAATTACAGCTTCCATCAATGTACATGGTATTGAATCCAGCAGACATTCAATATGGTGGTAATATTTCTTTCGTAGGAACTAATTATTATAAGATCTTAACTGATTATGAGTTGGAAAGGTTGCGTCACCCAACTACTGATGAAGATAAAGAAGTGCTCAGGAGTTTAGATGAGCAAAATAAACTAAGATTAAAGAAAAAGACTCTATCTGGAGCAGGAGCATTTATTACAATTCCTCTTAATACAGAAAAAGTTTCTGCTGTATTTTATAAAAAGCAAGATTACGAGCCATTCTCTGTGCCTATGGGCTTCCCAGTTCTTGAAGACATAAACTGGAAGCAAGAAATGAAAAAGATGGACATGGCTCTTACCAGAACAACTCAACAAGCTGTTCTATTGATTACTATGGGCTCTGAATTAAAGAGCGGCGCTTTAAATATTAATCAAAAGAATATTGAAGCTATGCAAGCCCTTTTCCAAAATCAGTCTGTAGGAAAAGTTCTTGTTTCAGACTTCACTACTAAAGCTGAATTTATAATTCCTGACATTGCTAACATTCTTGACCCCAGAAAATACGAAGTAGTAAACACAGACATTCAACAAGGACTAAATAATATCCTTATTGGCGACGAGAAGTTCTCTGCCACAAGCATTAAGGTAAATATTTTCATGCAAAGACTTGAGCAGGGAAGACAAGCTTTCATAAATAACTTTTTGGTGCCAGAAGTAAAGAGACTTTGCAAGAGTTTAGGGTTTAAGAATTTCCCAATGCCTCATTTCGAAGAGATAGACATTAGAGATGCTTCAGTTTGGCAAAGAGTTGTTGCTCAATTGATGCAGTTGGGAGTTTTGACTGCTGAGGAAGGTATGCAAGCTATCTCCACTGGAAGATTGCCAACTCCAGATGAGTCAGTTGAGTCTCAAAGAAAATACAAAGACCTAAAAGACGAAGGACTCTATGCTCCATTAGCTATCTAACAAAAAAGCTCCAGCAATAGCCAATTATTCTGTAGCTAAAATTTCACAATCTTTTAGAGAATATGAGAATTTAACTAATAATGTAATTGAGGCTTTGAAGAAAAAACACAAAAAGAAATCTCTAAATAAAGAGCAAACAGAAATAGCAGAGTCAATTGCTAAAGCTATCTTTATGAATGAAGAAAAAGATAATTGGGATTCATCAATTAAGGCTTATTTGGCTGGCAATACTAAATCAAATGCAGATAAAATTAACAAACTAGCTAAAATAGCAGAAGATCATTCTGTTGATCTTTTTTCAGCGGCTATATTAAATTTTAGTCAAACATACTCAGAAAAAGTGTAATATTTATAGTTACTAAAATGAATTTGGAAATAGAAACGAAAATTCCCAATAAAAAATCTGAATCCGCAGATTTTTATATTGACTTTTCTCTTAAATTAATGAACGCATTAAAAGAGAAAGTTCAAGAACACAATAAAAGTAGCGATAGGAAGATATCTGTTAGTCAAGTTATAGAGAAGTACTGCGGCGCGGCTGCGAATTATGTTAAAGACGAGTCGATTGACATAAATACTTATTCAATGGCTAAGGTAAATGAGTTCTTGGAGGGGAGAAAGGGCGAATTCAATTTAGATAAAGCAGAAAAGGATATTAAGAAATTTGGATTAGATTTTGATTTCGAAAATTTAAATAATTTATACTTGTCCTCTTCTAAAGATAAGAACAGTAACTGGTTTGAGATTTAATTATGAAATTTCAATATACAACAACATTTAGTTCCATACTGAAGCCAATAGTTTCAGAGGAGAAAGACAAATATTTAGCATTAGCTTCTTTAGTGCAATTAGGAGATTTTATTCCTAATGTAAATACAGAGAAAAATGTTGATTTGCTTCCAGTAGCTTTTAACGCTGCTGTAGTTAATAGAGTAAATAAGAATGGAGATGTAATTGATACCGCTACTGCATCTGCTGTTTATAAAGACTTCATCAATAAGCCAATTAACTTAGAGCACAATAGAGAAAAAATCATTGGTGTTATATTGACTGCTGGTTTTAGTGAGTTTGGATCTGACACTATTCTAACAGAAGAGGAGATTAAAAACCTAAAGGGTCCATTTAATATTACTTTGGGAGGAGTTTTGTGGAGAATAGCTAACCCAACACTAGCAGATATGATAGAAGACTCTGGAGACTCATCCAGTGGCAATTATCAAAAGATCAGCGCTAGTTGGGAACTTGGATTTAGTGAATTTAATTTAGTAGTCATAGAGGGAGAATCTAAGAACATCGAAGATGGCTTAGAAATCTCAGACGCTTCTCAAGTAGAAGACATGAAGGCTAATTTGAGAGCCTTTGGCGGAACTGGCAAAATTGGAAAGAGTAAATCAGTATATAGAAAAGTAGTTGGCAATGTTATTCCTCTAGGAATTGGATTAACAGAGACTCCTGCTGCTGATGTAAAAGGAATAATTACAACTAAAAATGACTCAGAAGAAGTCAAAGCTGAAGAAATTATTTCCAAAAACGAAAATTTGAATGTAAATACTTCTATAAATCAAGATACTATGAAAATTACAAGCATCAAGGATATAACAGACGAGAACTTGAAGCAAGTTTCCGCCTCGCAGATCTCCGATCTCATTGAACAAGAATTGAAGACTGCCTCCGAAAAATTCGCTGCTGAAAAGAGCGCTGTTGACACTGCTCTTAAGGCTGCACAGGAACAATACAATACTCTACTAAGCTCACAAGATGTTCTTAAGCAAGAGGTTGATTCGTTGAAGTCTGCACTACAATCCGCTCAAGAAGAGATGCAAAAGGCTGCTGCTTCTGAGGCCTTTAATTCTAGAATGGCCAGCTTTGAAGCTGAGTATGATCTAGATGCTGAAGCCAGAGAGGTTATTGCCAAGGATATTTTCAATCTTGATGACGAATCTTTTGCCGCTTATAAAAATAAGATGGCTATTTTCATGAAGAATAAGAAGAAGGGCGCTAAAGAGGAGTCCCAAAAAGAAGATTCCATGAAAGAAGATAAAGAAGCTAAGGCTTCTGTCTCCGAAGTAGTAGAAGACGTTACTGATTCAGCTAAGAAAGAAGTCGTTGGAATCCCAACAACCTCTACAGCATCAGACTCTTCACTCTTCGATAAATACAAAAAAGCTTTTGATTACGACGGCTTCGTAGTCACAAAAAAATAACACAATAAAAAATAAAGGATAAATATGGCTTATCAATTAAGACCTTTTAGAGATTATGATGAACATGATGTACTAAATCTGTTCGCATACGACACAACAAACCTAACTGCCGGTCAAATTCAAGTTCCCAAGGGCGTTCTCGTAAAGATCGCCACTGGCTGGAAGAACTATGACTCTGGCGCTGTTCTTGGCGGTGGAATTGATTTCATCGGAAGCGCTGGCACCTTGGCTCCAAACAACGTTGTTTCTCAACGTTATGGAGTTGTTGCTAAAGTAGTTGCTGCAACCACTGGAGAGACTCCAGTAGGCATGATGCTCTACGACGTAAGAGACGTAGACGAGAACGGTGAGCTTCTCAAGTACAAGCCCCGTAAGGCTGCTGAAATGCAAGCCGTAATTCCTGGACAAGCTGTTCCAGTTGTTACCCGTGGCGTTTTCCTAGTTCAAGGCGTTCTTGGAACTCCTGCTGCTGGAGGCACAGCCTACGCTGGTCTCACTGGTCAAATCACTGCCTCAACCGGAACTCACCCAATTTCAAACGTTGCAATTGGCAGATTCCTTGGAGCCGCCGATACAAACGGTGAAACCCTCGTTAAATTGGACCTATAATATAAAGGATTAACATGAGAATTAAACTTAAAAATACACCTGAACAAGTAGAGCTAATCAAAGCCCTTGGTTCTAAAAACAGACTAGTTGCTGCTGAGGCTGCTGAAGCTTTCGCCGCTTTCCTTGGACCTGTTATTCAAAGAGTTATTTTGCAAGCCGGTACAGCTTCTCAAATCTATACCGATGCACCATTCGACGAGAATGACTCTCCTAGCTATCCTCTTGATCTCTATTATCAAGAGCTAAACAACGGCTACGTTAGCGTTTGGTCTCAAACTCTAGCTGGCGGTCTTCCTAGCGCTCAAGACGTTTCTGCTATTCAAGAGGTTAAGATTGCTACCTATCGTCTCGATAGCGCAGTTTCAATCAATAAGAGATATGCTCGTCAAGCTCGCTTGGACGTAATTGCCAAGTTGGTTGAGCGTATGTCCCAAGAAGTTCTTGTTAAGCAAGAGCGTAATGCTTGGGCCGTTATTCTCAAGGCCCTTGGAGAGGCTTCTACAACTCCTCAAGGTGGATCTGCTCTTAAGCACTACACCGAGGCTGGTGCTCTAGGCCAATTCAAGCTTGATGACCTCAACAAGCTAATGACCCGCGTCAAGAGAATCAATGAGTCATGGGCTGGTGGTACTCCTGCTGATCCATACAGCACTGGTTTGACTGATCTCTATGTCTCTCCTGAGATTAAAGAGAACATTCGCTCCTTCGCTTATAACCCATTGAACACTGTAGCTCCTGATGGTTCTGCTGCTACTTCTTCAACAGTTGGTATTCCTCTCTCAGACAACATGAGAGACGAGATTTATCGTAGCGCTGGTATGCAAGAGATCTATGGTGTAAATATCGTTGAGTTGATTGAGCTTGGTAAGTCCAAGAAGTACAACATCCTCTTCGACAACTACATCACCAATCTTCCAACCACCACTGGAACAGCCTTCAACCCTGGAGTTCACCAAATCTTGGTTGGCGTCGATAACACCAAGGGCGCTTTGATCCGCCCAATTGCTACTACCTCTGAAACCGGTAGCCAATTCAACGTACAACCAGACGATCAGTTCCTACAAAGAACCGATAAGACTGGATTCTACGGATCAATGGAGGAAGGCCGCATCTGTATTGATGCCCGTGCCCTCTCTGGTATCATTGTCTAATATTTAACGGAATTACAAAACCCGCTGGGGAAACCTAGCGGGTTTTTTTATTTGATTTATCTAATTTATAATTTTATAATTTATTATGAGTAAAAAGACAAAGCTCAAGCAACTTAACCAAATTGACGCAAAGGCTGAGCCTCCTAAAGCAATGACACTAGATCAGTTGTGGGGCAGTCAAGGTTTATCAAAATATACAGTAGATAATGCTGAAGACTATAAGGCTTATCTTCGCTCTTTAAATAGAACAGACATTCACGCCCACGCTATTCAAGTAGGAATTTTGCCAAATGATAACATGGAAATTCTTTTTTCAAGACTAGAAAGAGAATTCCAAAGACACCTCTGCTCTTATCAAGCCCCTTCTCAAGCTACAAAAAAGGAAAAGAAGGTTTCTAAAGAAATCGAGAAGATTTTATCAGAGGGTAGATAATTTGTGTAATTCAATAGATGGGAAACTTAGTTAGGATAAAGCAAATTGACAAACCTGAACTTTCTGGTTACATAAGAGAGGTAGGAGATGTTAATTATTATCCAACTTCAAATCCATCTGGATACATTTCTTCGGTAAATCAAGACGCCGACTTTTCTCAGTTGGCTCTTGATGTTTCTACTTTAAGTGGTGACTTATATTCAGACTTAGCCGCGACAGGAGCAACTCTAACTTACAACTTAGGCTCCTCAGGAAACACATTAAATACCAAGATAGATAATTTAAGTGGCTATGTTGAAGTATCTAATGTAAAAATAGCTACTGTTTCTGGTAATGTTGATTACGCTCAGTATTTAGCAACTGGATTAGATTATTCTAGTAAT